CAGGAGATTCTTTTGAAGATTTCCTTGGTGACCCCGGTGCTTGGCTTGAAGAAAAAATACAGGACATTATTGGAGGGATTACAGAGCCGTTTAACGATCCGAATGCGCTTTTGGAGTACCTTGGAACAATATTAGGTGGTGTCCTTGCTGGTGCTCTTTACGACGAAATTAAGGAGCGTTTAGAAGGAGAAATTCCTGACCTTTTCTTGCCCTTTGCTCCTGAAGAAGAAGGAAACGATTGTCAAGTAGAAGTTGATGGAGAACTAACTGCTGGTAAAGTAACTGGAGGAGAGTGTATTCCTCTTTCTCCTCAAGACCAACAAGAGAGATGTGATACTGACCAAGTTTTTGCAGACGCTAATCCAGAAATTTGTGGGGAAGGTTTATTAGGAGAGCAAACAGAAAATAACAAAAAGTGCGAAAAAGATTATGGAGTAGGGTACTACTACGACACTGAATTAGAACAGTGTGTAGAATTAACAGCAGGAACTGATCCAGTAGACGGTCCTGATAAAGAAAAAGAAGACCTTGACAGCGAATTAACTGAGGATTCTGAAGCAAAGTGTAAAAAACTTGGTAAGTACTACGACCCTGATAAGAAAGAATGCGTAGACTTACCGCCAGTTACAAGAGGACCCTCAACTCCTGATTTTGGAATGTGTGATGACGGCGTTACTCCAAAAACAGACGAGCAAGGTTCTAACTGTAATTGTCAAGACGCTGTATATAAAGGAAACAACCCTGAAAGGTGCGCTGATTCTACTGTAGTAGAGCCTGAGCCTGTAATATGTAATGACGAAGGTTCAACTACTTTTGGTCAGGAAGGCGAATGTGGTCCTTGTAAAGAAGGATTTTCTAAGGTTGGAAAACGTTGTGTTGAAGACATAGTTAGGCCGGGACCTAAGCCAGACCCTGATCCTGAGCCGGGACCAGAAACCGATCCTGTAATATGCAATGACAAAAACTCAAGCACTTATGGACAAGAAGGCATGTGTGGTCCTTGTAATAAAGGATTCACAAAAGTTGGAAAACTTTGCGTTGAAGACATAGTTAGGCCAGAGCCTGATCCAGAGCCTAACCCCTGTGACGACCCTAAATACGCTAGGGATAATCCTCTGCAGTGCGGAGAAGTAATAGAGCCACCACCAAAGCCTGAGCCAGAGCCTAACCCTTGTCTCAATCCTGATTTTGCAAAAGCTAATCCTATCTTATGTGGAGAAGGAGATCAACCAGAGCCTGATCCAGAGCCTAACCCTTGTCTCAATCCTGACTTTGCTGCGGCCAACCCTATCTTATGTGGAGAAGGAGATCAACCAGAGCCACCACCTGAGCCAGAGCCTAACCCTTGTCTCAATCCGGGATTTGCTGCGGCCAACCCTATCTTATGTGGCGAAGAAGGAGACCAACCTCAGCCAGAGCCTGACCCGTGTCCTCCCGGCCAAGCATTAGGGGTTGACGGTGTTTGTATTGATGTTCCACCCGGAGGTGGCGCTGCGGGTGGTGGCGGTGGAACCGGAGGTACTGACTTAGGTATGTTAACTGGTGGTGTTGGTTGGGCAAGACAGCCGTTTGTTGCTGTAGAGTACAGGGCACCAACAAGAGCTATTGACGTACTAAACCAGTTTGTTGAGAACGAGATTAAGAGCAGTCTTTTCTCCTGATTACTAGGATTTTGTAGATGACATATTTAAATATAGTAAACAACGTACTACGAAGAATGAGAGAAGATGAAGTAACTTCTGTTTCTTCTAGTACTTATAGCAAAATGGTAGGCGACTTTGTAAATGACGCAAAGCGTATCATAGAGGACTCGTGGGACTGGTCAGCACTTAGGACTACTTTGACGATTACTACTACTGCTGACGTTTTTAACTACGTGCTAACTGGTAGTCAAAATAGAATCAAAGCACTTAACGTAATTAACGATACAGCTAATTTGTTTATGGAGTACAAGACGGCTACGTTTTTTGACGAAGCTTACTTGATCTCAGACCCACGTACAGGAGCGCCTACGTACTACACGTATAACGGTGTAGACAGTAATGGTGATACTCAGATTGACATTTACCCAACTCCTGACAAAGAGTACACAATACGTTTTAACTGTGTGAAAAGAACCGCTGATTTGTCAGCAGACTCAGATGAGTTAACAGTGCCTTCAATGCCTGTAATACACTTGGCTATTGCTCTGTTGGCTCGTGAACGTGGTGAAACAGGCGGTACGTCTGCACCTGAGTACTTTAATATTGCTGATAAGTACACTTCGGACGCTATTGCGTTAGATGCTCAGAAGCACCCAGAAGAAACTATCTTCTATACGCCGTGAGGTAGCTATGGCTCAACCATTACAAAGCATTAATCTTGTCGCTCCAGCGTTTAAGGGAATCAACACAGAAGATTCTCCGCTGGCACAAGACCCTTCGTTTGCTGAAATTGCTGACAACGCAGTAATTGATAAGCGTGGTCGTATTGCTGCACGTAAGGGCTACAGCGTTTTAACAACAGACAAAACTGTACTGGGTACTGCTAATATCAGAAATATTAAAGAGTTTGAAGACAGTAGTGGCAACAAAAAAATATTCTCTGTAGGCAACAACAAGATCATAAGCGGTACAACGACACTGGTTGACGAAACTCCAGCAAGTTACACAATTACTACTGACAACTGGAAGATGATAAACTTTAACAATAAGATTTACTTCTTTCAACGTGGGTACGAACCGCTTGTTTATGACAACGCTGGTGCAGCCGTAGTCAAACTTAGTACTGTCAGCGGTGCTGCTGGTGTTGCTTCTACTATGTACGGCAACGAAGTCATATCAGCCTATGGTCGTCTTTGGACTGCGGACTTTAGCAGTGACAAGTCTACTATCTACTGGTCAGACCTGTTGATCGGACATGACTGGTCTGGTGGTACTAGTGGATCTATTGACGTGTCTAAAGTATGGCCTGATGGATATGACGAGATTGTTGCACTAGCAGCACATAACGGTTTACTGATTATCTTCGGTAAACATAGTATTGTTGTTTATGAAGGTGCAGAAGCTCCTGCAACTATGGCTCTTTCTGATACTGTAGCTGGCGTAGGCTGCGTAGACAGAGACACTGTACAACACACTGGTACTGACGTGTTGTTTTTGTCCCACACTGGTTTAAGAAGTTTTGGCAGGACAGTGCAAGAAAAGTCAATGCCAATAAACAGTTTGTCAGGAAACATTACTAAAGACATTATTGCTTTGCTGCAGAATGAAACAGAGTTTTATAGGACTGTTTACAGCCCAGAAGAGGGTTTTTATTTACTCACGTTTACATCGCAAGACACAACGTTTTGTTTTGACGTAAGAGGTACACTAGAAAACGGTTCTTATAGGGTTACACGCTGGCCGGGAACAGGGTTTACAGCCTACGGAAGACTAGAAAACGGAACTCTCTACATAGGTAACGGAGAAGGCATAAGCACATACAGCGGTTATTTGGACAACACTTCTACGTATCGTTTTAAGTACTATAGTCCGGGTTTAACTTTTGGCGACCCCTCTTTATTAAAAATACTAAAAAAGATTAGACCTACTTTTGTAGGAGCAAACAGTTCAACTGTATTTTTAAAGTGGGCTTATGATTTTGATTCTTTTTTTAGTACGCAAGAATTTACTGTAGGAACTCAAATAACAGGTTACTACAATGTAAGTGAATATAATAGCACAGCAGAGTTTACAGGCGGAGAGCTTACGTCAAGGCGAGGGGTCAACGCAACTGGAGGCGGTGGGGTTATTACAATAGGTTTGGAGTCAGATATTAACGGTTCAAGTTTATCTATCCAAGAAATTAACGTATTAGTTTTAAAAGGTAAGGTACTATGAGCAACTATAGTAAAACTACAGACTTTGCCGCTAAAGATAGTCTACCTTCCGGTGACAGCGGCAAAATCATTAAGGGCGCTGAATTTGAAACAGAATTTGACGCTATTTCAACAGCTATTGCTACTAAAGCAGACATAGCGTCACCCACATTTACAGGAACAGTAACAATTCCTGCACTGACATTTACAGGTACATTGTCGACAGGAACAATTGACGGAGGTACTTACTAATGCCAGATTTCCTAACCAATCTTTTAGGTATCGGAGGCGGAACCAGTTTAATTGCGGACGCCTATTCTAGATTAGGAGACATCGGACAAGAAGCTTTTGAACGCTTTGGTCCCGGTTATGAAGGTCAACCGGGTCTTGCTGAAGAACTAACAGGAATGTTAGAGTTTCGTCCCTATACAGTGACTACAGGTACTGGCGGTCAGTTTGGTGTAGAAGTTGACCCAGTAACAGGACAGGCAACAACTCAAATAACTATGTCTCCTGAAGAAAAAGCTTTGCAAGAAGAACTTCTTAAGCAAGCTACAAGCTTCTACGGAATGGCTACTACTCCTGACGCAGAGCGAGAAGCTGAAATTTTACGACTTATGCGTGAAAGACGAGCACCAGTCGAAGAGCAAGAGCGTTTAGAGCAAGAGCAACGCTTGGCAGCGCAGGGTCGTTTAGGTGTTCGTACGTCTATGTTTGGCGGCACTCCTGAGCAACTAGCTTTGGCTGAAGCACAACGAAGGGCAGAGTCCGAAGACATTCTACGTGCAATGGAGTTTGCACAAGCTGAACAAGGTAGACAGCAAAACATTGCTGCAGGACTACTTGAGGCGTCTTACTTGCCACAAGGACAGTTACTTGCTGCTATTGAACCCGGAATGACAGCAGCAGAGCGTCAGCGACAGTCGTTGTCTGAACAGGCTCAAACGTACGGTGAAACGTACGCTTCGGCAATTAACGCACTGCTTTCGTCTGGTGTAGGACAAGCAAAACTACTAGGCGACATTGGTTCAGGCATTGCAGGACAAGCCGCACGTGGTTTGTTTGGTTAAGACAGAGGATTATAACAATGGCACAAATATCAGCAAACGTACTACAGTCTTTGTCAGATCCTTTTTCTAGACAAGGAATGTTTCAACTAGGTCAGGCACTTGGTGGTATTCCTTCTCAATACAGAGCAAAAAAAGAAGAAGAGCAGTTTAATGAGATTATGAAAATGGGTCAAGCCGCTATGGCTAGTAATGATCCTGTAAACTTGTCTCGTGTTGCACAACAACTAGCCTCTTTGGGTTATGCTAGAGAAGCACAACGGTTTTCTGACGCAGCTAAGGCAGCTAATCAAAAGATGGCTCAGACAGAAGGCTCTAAAGGTCTTATGGCTGCTATTTCTAGTGAAGAGGGTTTTACACCTGAAGTAGAACAAAGTCTTATTGAATCAGGTATTACTCCTAGCCAGATTCTTTCCGGTAAAGAAGAAAGAAGAGCTACTAGAATTAGAAAACAAAAAGAAGATTCTGAAAGAGGTAAACTAGCTCTCCAAAGATATGTTTCAGCTAAAAAGATGGACTTGTCTACAGACGAAGCTAAAGAGGGTTTTTACTCAATAGCAGACGCTTACAAACTAGACCCTACTTATGTTGACCAATATTGGAAATTAGTAACAGACAAACCGGAGGCTCGTGGTAGCAGAGCAGCACCTAGCAT